CGCACGGCTCCTGCCACTGCCGAGGCTGATGGTGCCGAGGTTGTCGGGATGTTGTCCAGTTTGCCTCCGGTGCGCTCGAGGTCGGCACGGACGGCGGCGACGAGTGAGACTTCGCTGAGGTTCTGGTTGCCGATGGCGCTGACGAGGGCGTTGAGGACGGCTTGGCCGTCGGCTTCGTTGAGGAGCGAACCTTCGACGGCTGTGGCGATCTGGGCGGTGGTCGGGGCGGCGCTGTATGCGCTGCTGGCGAGGCGGCTGGACACGGTGGCGTCGAGATTGGCGAGCTTGGTCGAGTTGCTGTCCATCTCGGCGCGGATCTCCACTGGAGTCGGCACGGTTGGCGCGTTGGTGAGGGTCGTGGCTGTATCGACCAATCCGCCCGTTATCGTGCGGCTGGCTGCGCCCCAAACTGCGCTTGCCACCGCTGCGGGATCGAGGACGGCTGTGCCTGTGGTCTGCATGAGAGCGCCTGTGCCTGCGGTTGCGCGGTGGGTGGCAGGGACAACGAATGTGACCGATGTGCCAGACACCACCGAGGCGATGGTGTAGGTGCTGTTCCACTCGGAGTTTGATGCGCCTGTGACCGTGATGCTGTCGCCGACGACGAGCGGGTAGCTGTATGCCAGCGTGGCCGTTGCGGTCGTGCCGCTGACGGTGGCGGTGAATGGCATCGATGGCCCGTAGTTGACCGAGAGCGCCACCGATCCGCGAGCGGGGACGGTGAGGCGTCCTGTGAGGTTGCCGCTGGCGTAGCTCACGCCGCTACGAACATCAGTCGGGTTGGCTTGGCCGAGCGAGTTGTCGGCGGTGAAAAAATTAACATAAGTGGCGAGACCATCAAGGGCCATACGCTGTATTGCTGCTGTAGGAGCAACGGCCATACGCCACTTGGGAGAATGCACGGCTCTGTATCCGTTCGCGGCGTCGTAAAAGGAACCGCTTAAACGCACATCAGCAGACGCGCTTATAGAACTGACAGCACTTGATGTAGCGCTTGCGGTAAAAGTGCATCCCGAGCAAATAATTGTTCCCGTCGCATTATTAACTAAAGCGGCTACTGAGCCAGCAGACAATGTTGAATTAGTGACCGTAAAAACTCCTCCAGCATTATTAAACACACCCGTGCCTTTGGTGGTTGTTCCTGTAATGGTTGATGTTGTGATTGTTACAGTTCCCGATGCGTTGTTGTAAATTGCAGGCCCCTGTCCTGCTGCTGTTGTGTTTCCGCTTAAAGTTGAATTAGAAACATTTATTGCTCCGGCTGCATTGTTCAAAATTCCATACGCAGTATCTGACCCTAAATTGGCTCCGCCAATAATTATCGCATTATTTACATTTATGGTTCCAGCGCCAAAATTAACAATAGGGTAAGAGGTTGCGCTGATGCCGTTAATTGAAAATCCTGTTAAATTTATAGACGCAGACGCAGAAGAAGAAAGAACTAACCCATGCTGGTTATTGCCTGCTCCTTGGGCCACAATTATCGATCCATTCATGTTAATTGTTCCAGTAGTTGCGCTTATTGTTAAGCACGAACTTGTCCCTCCCCTTATATCCGCATTTACATCGTAAGGGACAGACATTGTAAATCCTCCACCACCACTTGTAGCGCCTGCGGCTGTATTTGACAGCGTCGTAAGCGTGGCTAAAGCTCTTGCTTGCCCGGTTCCCGATCCTACGCCTGTTGCAAGAAAGATGAGTCCGACATTATTGGAGCCAGCTCCTGGAAAAGAGGTCGTGCCGACAGATGTTATCCTGTAATATTGGCCAGAGACAAATGACCCCGCATTGACGATGGGGTTGTTTGTGTCTCCGATGGTGATGTTTTGGTCGATGGTGACGGTGAATCCGTTTGCGTAAACGGTGTCGCCGTTGCCGGGGAGGACGCCGCCGTTCCATGTTGAGGGTGCGCTCCAGTTGCCGGAGGCGATTGCGCGTGCTGTTGCCATAATTAGATTCCTTTCTCCAAGATGAATTGTTGCAGGGCCGAGTGGATCGAGGTCACAGCGGCAAGGGTGGCCGCGTCGGCTTGGTCGAGCTTACCGAGGCGGATGTTGAGTGCGTGCTGCGGGGCGGTTTCCACCGAGTCGCCATCGATGCGGGTGGGGACCAGATTACAAACGACAGAGGCGTCTGGTTTTCCCTCGGCGTCATATGAGCCGGTCACGATGAGGTTGAGTGAAAAGCGGTCGAAGGATTTCGTCTGACCGTCGATTTCGATTTCGATTGGGTTGGTGGCTGTCATTTTTAGGAGTAGGTGAGATTGGTTTTGGAAGACCACGCGCCGGTGGCGCTGGCTTCTGTGGAGGAGTTTCCGTCTGCGGAAAATTGGGTTCGGGAGATTTCCCATGCTTCGGCGTCGTAGATGGAGCCGGTGGACGGCACATCGGAATACAGCAGGTATCCCAGGTATGTGGTGTCGCCTGCGGAGTCGAAGACGAACACGCGGTCTGGGGCTTCGCCTGCGCCGGCGAGGCGATATACCTCTCCCGTGCTTGGGTTGCGCGAGTAGATTCGCCGGTCACTGTGGTTCACACAAATCTCTCCCAGCGAAAGCTGAGAGGTCGTCGGAATGGCTCCGCTCTGGACCGACTTTTTCGGGATGATGGTTGGGTTTGGCATGGGCCTTTTTTATTCAGCGGAAATTTTTAACTCCCCCCGCTTGGCGAGGCGGCATGGGCCGCCCCGCCGGGGAGTGGGTTGGTTGGCTACTAGTAGCTGCCTCCATCAATCGTGCTCTCGAGCGCGGAGATACGATTTTCATGGTCCAGAACGTCGGCCTCGACTGCGTCCAGGCGGCTGTCGGCGCTGGCGTTTTCGAGAGTGGTGATGCGGTTGCTGAGGCTGGTGTCCGCTGTGGCGCGGGTCGAAGCCTCGCTGTCGATGTTCGACTGGAGAGTCGTGTCGGCTGATTGGCGCGCTGTCTGCTCGCTGGAAATCGCGCTCTGGCGAGCGGAGGTTTCGGCAGCGATGTCGGTGCCGAGGTCCACGATGTCCTGCTCTGCGGCAGAGACACGAGTCGTTAGCGCGGTAGCGGCTGTCTCCACGCCATCGATGCGGAGACCGAGGGCTGTGTCGCCGGATTGGCGGTCGCTGACTTCTTGAGCGAGGGCGGCGTTGTTGCTGGTGACATAACCGGCGAACGCTTGGTCGTTGGTCGTGTCGACCGAATTGATGAGGGTGACGATTTCCGCGAAGCTGTCTTTGTCAGCCTGGGAAGCGGAGAGGATCGCGTCGACGCGGTTTTTCTCCGTGGTGATTTTGCCGTCCAAAACGAGGTCGGCTGCTTCGCGGGCGCTCTGCTCTGCCGAAACAGCGGCGATGCGTGCTGTCTCTTCGGCGGAGATGTCAGCGGCAAGATCGCTCTCGGCACCCTGTGCGCGGGAGATCTCGGCGTTGAGGTTCGAGGTCAGAGTCGAATCGGCTGAGCTGCGAAGCGAGGCTTCGGCTGCGACGGCAGAGTCAACGAAGGTTTTCTTCGCGTAGCTCTCGCCGGAGAGGTCGAAAACGCCTTCCTCTGTTCCGATGAAAAGTTTCTTGTTCAGTTTGTCGAAGCCCAACTCTGCGAGCTGGAGCGACACTGGGGAGCCTGTGCCCCGTTTGATGCGAATTACTGGATTGGCCATATGATTTTTTTAGGTTGGTGGTGGTTGTGGGTTTCGTTGTGGGGGTGAGTGTCAAAAAGCGCCCGCGTCGATGATCGGAATCATGAGCGCGTAGCTGCTGGCCGAGGGGCTCCAGCGGTAGGGCATTCCTTCGTCGAGGGCCATGTAGAGGCGGTCCGATTTTCCGACGCTCGGGAAGCTCGAGCGTGTTGGGTATTCGACGACGACGGCGGGGAGCGTGAGGTCGAAGCTCGAGAGATCGAGCGTCTGCGTGAGGTTGCTCTCGGTGATTGTTGTCATGCGTAGGCGAGAGTCTCCCGGTTAGACCACGATCCGGTGGCCGAGGCGGTGGCGAGCACGCGCCCGGCGGCGTTGAGCGTGGTGCGTTTGATTGTCCAGGTGGTGGCGGTCTCGGGC